GATTGTGATATTTGATTCCTAGTTTAGGACGTACAAGTGCCGCACCGAGTCCGAAGGCATCGGTTGTTCTTCCAGATATCTCGGCTACCGAGTTAATATCTATTATGACACCAAATGTAGCCATTTCGTTATAAAAATCATCAGTGGACATTTGTTCGTTGTGAATATGATATCGTTGATCGTTGTTTAGACACAAGTATTGTCTGAATAGGTATCCACAATCACCACCAAATCGAATATGTGGTTTGTCTGGAATAATTTTAGGTATATTTGCGTGGTACAATTTTTCGGTATTTTCGAGGAATGACATTCGATATGGAATGTATGAATATGGAGTATAGTCAATGCTACATTGCTCGTAAGTTAAATCATTGGTATGAGTTCCTACTGCCGGAAATATACCAACACAATTCTCAAGATCCCAATATCCATAATCTCCGGGTCTACCGGTTACGCCTCCGGTAATTTGAATTAGTTTGTCCCAATGTGATACAATGAAATATTTTTTATTTTCGTCGTTTTCAATAATAAGAAAATTAAAACAACCGTAGTTATGTTTAAATTTTGAAAATACTTCTATAGGTTCTGTATCAACAGGATCTTTTCTTCGGTAATCGACTTTTCGGAATTCAACTGTTGGGTACATTAATACAAATGCATCAAATAATCTATCAAATATTTCGATATGTGAATATTCGCTTGGATAATAATGTTGTTCGTAATGGAAATTTACTATCATATAGATAAATAGATTTCGAATTATTTTTCTCTTGAATAATCAGCAAATTCAACTAATATAGTACTAACTCCATCAGTTCTATTTAATGCTAATTCGTATTGGGGGAAAATGTCTTCTGGTTCATGTAGTTCAACAATATTAATGTTCTTGGTCATACTTCTAAATGCGTCTGCGAAATTACCTTTATGTTGATCTTGGGGATCAATTAGATTAACACCCCCGACGGCAACTCGTATAATCACTTTAGGACTATATTTACCATCTGACATGTTTCTGAATTTATCCAAATGATTTACTATTTGATCGGTTCCCATCAGCATAAAATTCCATCTGGGATATACTGAAACCGGAATCATACCTTCAATTGCCATACCATTAGCTAATCCGGATTGTAGATATTCAGCAACCGGTAGTTCCATCTTTTTATTTGATGCAACGTGGACTAATGATTCATATAATCCTGTACCCTCATATTGTACCGATTGACCGATTATTAAGACCTTTGGGTGTTCGCTTAACAAAGTCATTGCTCGTTTTAATTCGTCGAAATATTTCATTAAAATTGGACTCTTTTACCTGCTCCCGCGTGGGGATATTTATAGTTGACATATTGGTAGTATATCAAATTCTTTTGTCTTAAAATTCCACCCTGATATTCGGAATTCAAATAATACGGGGTTTCTCTACCCCACACAATTGATGTGGGTGTACATACAGATTTTCTATTATCTTCCACAATAAACGTAATTGGAAGGTCATTATTTAAACTGTATTTATATGCTTCATGAAATGCCCCCGTTTCTGCGGTCATATCGCCAACCCAACACCAAACTTTGTCAGTTTTATCTTGTAGTTTGATAGATAGAGCAATTCCTGCCGCGATTGAGGGAATACCCCCAACGATAGAACTACATATGAATTTATGCTCCGGTACGTTTAATACCATGGATTTACCTTTCATAATAAGTTCTTTCAATTCTTCCGGGGGAATACCTTTTAAAAGAGCCTGATAATGACTTCTCCAAGTACCGCAAACCCAATCGTTTTCAATATCTATGTCCTTAAATAATTCAAACATAAAATCTTCATTTCCGTGGTACAGATGAATCGGTGATCTAATCTGTGCTGAATTAAATAGATCACCAATCTCTGTTTCAAAATTTATTAAATCTTCTTTTGTTAATGTTACCATTAATTTTCCCTTCTTTCATCGTTTTGATAATACTTTATTCTATCGTGCCAAATCGGTGCGGCTAAAAGGACAGCGGGGTGTAGTTTACCCTGTTTGGTTAATTGGAACATATGTGACATCCAAGTTTGTTCGAACGGATGACCCCATTTTGTGTCAATGAACATTTTTCTGTTTCCTTCTTTGCTGACGATCATTGGCCAATTGGCATAATAAATATCACCATCTATATAAGCTAAACCATCAGTTACCCGGATGTTTTTGAATTCCGTTAACGGAACGTTTGGATCTAAACCACTTACCGGTAATTTATCGTAATCTGGCCAATATTGCGTTCTCACTTCTTGAGGAACATTATACCAACAACATTGTTTGTCGTTATCGAAAAATACTTCTGTGAATGTTAATTTAAGAAAATCAAAGTTTTCCTTTAACATGATTTTATGAACAAGTTCATATAAGTTTGGAATATATTTTCTAAAACCATTTCTACAAAATTGTCCTTCAAATTCTGGTGGGTTTGATGTCATATCATCTTCAAAGAAAAACATGAAATCAGCATCGGATGCATCGAAATGTTCAGCCGCCGCCTGTCTTCCTCCACATATTCCGGTATTACCCCCCAGATCAATATATTCGAATTTATATTTTACGGCGATTTCCCGGTTACCTTGTTTAGCTTCCTCATTGGTTGAATTATCCAATAAGATTAAATTTGGTTTAGTTAACCACTCTGGGGTCTTTTCCATTGAATCAATGGTATGTTGAACCTGTTGTGGAAAATTAAATGTCAAAATATAAAGATTGGTTTTAAGTTTTGAAATCTCATGATTTGTTACCGGTCTGGATATTTTTCTATCATCAATTGGCGCTAGGGTAACATTATCATGTAATAATGCTTCAATAAACTTAACAATCATTCCGTTATAATCCAGTTCATAACGTCTATACGTATTCGGTTCACGGTATGCCATAATAGAGAATACACTTTCTTCCGTTCCCATTAAACCATTGTTTAATGTTGCATTTAAGGTTGAGTAATAAGTACTATTTGCTTGATTTATTGACTCTTTACTACCGCCAAATAATCCACCTCTACATACACATTTAACAACATCATTGGCTAATCGATTCATTGATTTAAAATTAAAACCATGAATTTCATCATTAGCATCATATGGATATGATAAAAAGAGGAAATTACTCAGATATGGAATAATTTTATCCAACGCTCTCTCTTCAGTCAAATATTTGTTGTAAACGGTATTCGTAATACCTGCATCTAACCAAATGAAATATTCATTGTTAAATGGATTCCAAATTGTTGCATCATTAAGTAAAAACATTTTTGATTGAACAATAGGATTATAATATTCCAATGTTGCTTGTGGACTATTAATTAACCAACCATTTTCCCCGGTTGAATTTAGCCAAGTAGGATCGGTTCTGATCTCTTGTGTTTTATTCCAAAAGGGGTCATAAAGACTTTTAATATCTTCCAGTTCAAAAATTTTAACACATGTATTCTTTTTACTTCGTTTTTCCCAGACTAAATATTCATATTCCTTTTGAATATAAATGAACATATAATTTGGAATGTCCAAAAAATTCTTAAAATGTTCGATGTAATGACTGAAATCTCTTCCGGTTCTATTAATATTCCACAACCCGGTTACAATAGTAAGATCTTTATTTAATACCTCAATCTCCGGGGATTTATTTATGAACGTAATCAATTCTTCTTTTTCTTCTTTTGTCAATTTATTCACATAATCGAATATATTGAATTCTCCTTCAATTTTAACCTTTTTTTCAAGACTGCTAATCATACCCATTTCATTCCATAATGATTGATCCACACCGTCAACATCTTGTCCGTTAACTATCGAAACAACATATCCGTTGTCCTTTAATTTTTTAACTATTAAGACCTTTTCGTCATCGGTTAAATTAAAGTATTCAAATCTCACAAAACTTGGACGGAATTTTTTGAAATCTAATTGATCACAAATAATCCAATCATGACCCTCAGCATCACAAATTAAAATGTCAATTTTTTTAATGTCATGTTTTTCACATAAAGTGTTAAAAGTTATTGCCGGAACAGAAATATCTACACCATGGTTGGCCTTTACTTCAACATCTCTATGATATTCATTTCCAAATCCGTTTTTCAATGGATATATTGCACTCATTCCTTTATATCCCGGGTGTAAATTTTCTTTAACTATAGCATCTAATGGTATTGTTAACATAGTCACTTCACCGTCATGTGTTGTAACCGCACTTTGTTCAAATTTGTAATTGGTTCTGGTTTTAAAGTTTTCTTTCAACTCAGCAAACATATCTGGAATCGGTTCAACCAATAAAGCATCCCAATTGTACATATCAAGAAATGCTCTGGTATCGTCATAACTAAGTCCATCCATTGCACCTATTTGAACTACTTGTGTTCCTGTTTTATGTTGACCAATATAATGAAATGTCGGTGAAACAATATCAATGTCTAACACATCCATGTCAACCGGTTCAATAATTTTATTCACAACTATTTTTTCCTCAACCGTTGGAACTGTAAACCATTGACGAACCTTGTCCAAATTCCATAATCCTAATCCTTTTCTTTTACCATCTCCGTCATAAAAAACCCCCTCATCAATATACATTTCAGGTTCAGGTAAGTTAAATGGAGCACTTCTTAAATTTAGAAAGTAAAATCTACCATAGTCAACGTTTTCGTTTACATGTTCCCGGTAAAAATTTTCATTTGTTGGATCATACCACGATGTCGCCAACAAGTATTTACAATTACTGTCTATTATGTTCTTAACGATCTTTTCACCATCAACAAGAGGAAAATGACCAATAACATCCCGGACAATTAATAAATCCCCTGCGGGGATTTTATCGGTTACCAAATCGAAATGAATAAACTCAATTCGTTTACTTCCATACTTATCATTATTTTCTTCAATACATTTCTCCACGATATCACCACCGGTATAATGATCAAAATTGAAAACAATTTCTTTCATCCAATTAAAATCCCCACAGGGGATATCAACTACGGTTTTGATATTTTTATCATAGATCAAGTCTTTAATTTTTTCCCGGATCAATATTGTAGCATTTATGGTACTACCATCACCCGAACGACTTTCTTGTGACCCAAAAAAACCATAATCGTCATAGATCTTACTAAAAATAGTTTTATATTCCGGTATTGATACTTCAGGTATTGTCACATCATATACAGGTGGTTTATTGTAATCTCGGATAAATTCATCGAAAGTATCAATCAACCCACGTTTACTATAATTCTTTTTAATAAATGCGACATTTCCTCTAAGAAAATATTCGTGATCATTTGCAATTTTTTTGAACTCATTAAATCGTTCTGGGTTGGTAAATAAATCAGCAATTGCCGTACCGCCACAATCTTCAACGATATAATATCCACCGGTTTTTACTCTATCGAATAGGTTTTGAATAGTTTTTAATTGTGCTTCTCCGGTATGTAAACCATCATCAAGAATGAAGTCATATGTTGAAGATTTTAATAATCTGTCACATGCTTCGAGATCCATTGAACTACAAATTACGGTAGTTATTCTATCTTCAATAAAATCACATTTTGGATCGATATCCATTCCACAAACTTGTGCATTTGGAAAATAATCTCTCCATACACGTAATGACGCTCCGGGCATATAATGAGGGAAATATTGATAAATTCCGCAAAAACTACTCGGCATTTCGGGGTCAACAGAACCGATACCTATTTCCAAGATATCGGTTACGTTTCTTTTTATTTGGTCGAATAATTTTTCATATAACTCGGTGTACCCACTTATATTTTTATCTGAACCATATTTGTTAATCAATTCGCTTAAACTCATTTGTATCTATTTTAATTTTAAGTATTATACTTCTGGTTTTGGGTCATATCCATGATCTATGAACTTAAAAAGTTCTCCACTATTATCGTCAATACTCAAATGTCTGAATTGGTTACAACCTTCAAGACTGTCGTGCTGAGTGTGTCTTAAAACCGGGAATGAAAATACACCACCATATAATTGCCATTCTTCCAATGAAACAAAATTTCTATCAGATTCATGAAATGTTGCAATTCTTTCTCTTCTTTTCATTGAGAAATAAGCGGCAATCATAAGGTCATCACTCCACGAGAAATAATCTTTGGTAAATTGAATGAAATCATCATCAAAATATCTTCGTTTATATGATACAGATTTGTAGTGTTGAAGAATATCCACTCTACTTGTTCGATAATTAGAACTAAAAAAGTAGTCACGCACATCACCGAAGAGGTTATCTTTGGATCTTAATCCGTCATAACCGACAATTGATTCAAGCCATTTGGTTTGATTTTCTCTTTGTACCATAACTAAATCATGGTGGTAGACTAAATCATCGTCAACAACAATGATAATATCCTCGGGATCGGTTGATCTTTCTACGGTTGGGATGAGTTTAGTCCCCGGGCCGTAATCTTCTGTTCTAAAAATAGTGAAATTTTCGGTTTCACTTTCCAGTTTAATTAATGATTCCGGTAATATATATTCCTCCCCGGTTGTTTTCAAGAAATACGGAATATTCATATTCAACTCATAATCAGTAACGGATTGATCTAAAAGAGATTTAATACACGATCTGAAATCATCGCCGTATGATTCGGTTAATCTTGATGGAATTGTAGTTAAAGTAACTATTGTTTTTGACATTTTATTTGGTTTTTATTGTTTGTAATTTATTAAAATAATTGAAGTGTTCCCAATGATCAACCGGGTATGTAAATTTATGATCGTGATTCCATAAAAAGTATAAATTCATGTAGTCAATTTGTATTTCTTCATTTTCACAAATACTTTGTAAATACTGCCAAAGTTTTTGATTTTCGATTTCGCCAAATGGATAACCCTTAGTGGGATCGTCATACATATATTGCATCATAATTGTCAAAATCTCCTTTAAATACTCAGTTTCCCCTAAGTATAATCCCGAGTTTAAAGATCTTGTAAGTGGAAAACATTGAATACGTTTTTGTAAATTTTCGGTATTAATTTTTGATACTAAATCTCTATTTTTTACGTAATAAATGTGTTCGTCGCAATTATGAAATTCGGCATATTTTTTTACATATGATTTATCAACACAACCATGATCCGGAAACCCGTAACCATCTTCAGCATTGAATAATAATTTACAATCATACATGTCCAACATCCCTTGTGGATCGTCAATATCACTCATTAATACGGTATCATAGGCATCAATATATAATGTATATTTTTCTTTGATGTTTTCAATGTATTCATATAATGGTTCAATTAAATCAATTCCACACCTTAAACTTGGTTTATCAAGAATGATCGGAGTGAAATTAAGTTTATCCGGATTGTCAAGATATGGTTTTATAAATGGACTATGAAATAGATTATTTGATATTGTAACAACTCGAATATCTTTCGAAATGTTAGGTACATGGTCAAATTTATTTTCGGTTAAAAATGCAATACCTGCATGACCATGTACCGCTTTAAAGTTATAAAATTCCTTTGTAATATCGTCGCTTCTATCGATAACCATTTATTATAACGTTTTTAAAAATGTCAACGGATAATCCGGAGCATTAGGATTATTTGGAATATCTAAACCTTCGATTGGGTAATCTTGATTGTCCGGTTCGTAAGCATCCACGTATTTTCTGTTAATAAATGAAAGTTCAAGAACAATCGGTACATCAACCCCGTCAAAATTGTGGATATATCCCCAATTGTTTGCGTGTACATGACAAAGAATGAAATGTTCACTAAGATTTAATAAGATCTTTTCTAGGTTTTCCCGGTTAGTACCGTGTTCAAACCAATGTACTTCTAAACTGAGACCCATTACATAATCACCTAATTTTGAGGTATCACTTTTTGTGAAATACTCATATTCGTATCCTTCAACATCAATCTTCAAGAAGATATCACCGGTAATACCAAGTTCAGTATAATGTTCAAACACTTCTTTACAGTTTTCGCCATAACCTAATCCCTCGGGTTTAAACGTCATTCCGTTACCCGACCAAGGTTCACGACCAATCGTATGATCAAAAAGGTATGCAGGTTTATTGTAAAGTTTACAAAATTCAGCTTCATATCGTTCGTCATATCCAACGCCATAAGTAAACAGGGCGGAACAGTTTTCTAATACGAATTCTGGCATCACATATCCACCATCTTCCGGCGGGCCGATTCTTTTCTTAGTGAGAAATACGTTTTGTGGCTTTAATAATTTTAAAAAGTCATTTGTCATTTGTCATTTGTTTTTATATGGAAAATTATTTTGATAATATTCATTTAATTTGATACTATTTTTTTCTATAAAGTCCTGTTTACTTATGTTTGATGGGGTCATAATATCTGATAACCAAAATTTATCTTCAGGATATGATTCAAGTCTAAAAACATCACCGGCTTCAATTCCTGAGAACGGTGACATAGGTAAGCCAACAGCGCCACTTAAATTTAATGCAATTGTAACTATCTGTTCGGAATGGAGATCCCATATTGTGTGAACTCCTAATCTTGGTAATCGTTTTGCAACTTTAACTTCATATACAATTGTATTTAATATGTCAAAAAATGGTTTTATTTTTGATTTATCAGGAAATTTAAATGTTCTAAAATTACCGTCATTATGAATAAATGCCCGAAAATCTAATGGCTTATCCGTTATTTTATATCGATTATTTATTTCCAGTGTATCTTCTTCTAAATTAGGTAGTTTAACGTCGCCATTTACACCTCCACTTGGAATAAAAATTATTTTATCTTCATATCCCTTTATGGATATTGGTTTCACGAAATAGTCTAAAATTTTCTCATAATGAGTTTCATTCATAACGGGAATAACGTCACTATTTAGAAAAAGAAATCCATCATAATTTTGGGCGTTTTTCCATATAAATGCGAACCTTTCCATTAATGTCGGTACTTTCACCCATGATGATGTCATTTCTTTTGCATAGAGTTCTTCACTAATTTTTTCTTTCGGTACGGTTTCTAAATCAATAGACCATGGATAATCTTTTCTAACCTCGTCAATATCAACAACAAAAACATTTATCATATGTGATATTGATGAAAAATATTCAACGTCGTTGGTTAAAATTAATACATCAAAAAAACTATAAGAAGGATATGTTAGTAAATTGTAAATCATTCTATCCTTATAAGTTGGCCCGACAACAAAATGTACTAATAATAATTTTTTGTCCATATTAGTCTACGTATTGTATTTGAATTTCAAACCTTTCAGCCCAACCTCTTATGTCACTATAACCCCAAAATACTAATCTAGTTGGACGAACATCGGTCATGAACATTTCTTCATAATGAATCGGAGTTCCATCTTTCAAAAAGTTCTCCAATTGTATTCCGGTTATACTCCTACTATTTATACCATTACCGTTTTCATCATCAAATGCAACCAATATACTTGAATAATCGGTTCCGGGTAAATTTTCCCGGGTTACTGTGACTAAATGATAAAATGAAAACATAAATGAGTTTTCCCATTCAATTTCATCTTCAATTACTGGATTTGGTGGAAATTTGTTTTCTTTTGTATATTTTTGAAATGATTTTTTCTTAAAGTGGATACCGGCATATTTTTCATAGTCCCGGATTGTTCTTACAGTACCAATATCATAACCGGTTAAATCAAATCCATTATCTTCAGTTCTTAATAATTGTCTTATTTTTGATCTTCCGATATCTTGTTGTCTCCACCACATGTCATCACCACGTTTACTTTGGTCATCCCACACTAACATGCCACTACGTTCAACTCTCATGGTTGCGTGCCAAATAATCGGTCTGTGGGGATGAAATAGGTCATATCCGTGTGTAAATGATCTAATGGTTAGGTTGAGTTCTTCGCCACTAAAATAAATGTCTGGATCATGTCTAACATCCTTAGCCCATTTATTCGGGCCGAAGCAGAAATGTCCGGAAATAAATCTTGCAGGAAAAGGTTTTGTTAATTCTCTCCAATTTGGAATTCCGGTTGGACGAATAAAAATTGTTCCGTGTGGATAAAAACTTGCGGCTTCTGATAACCAAGGTTCTAATACTCGTTTTTCCGGATCGTTATACGGATCGTAATACGGTAAATACCCACAAATTAATGGATTATATCCCTCGTCTTTCAAATCGTAATACCAATTAATTAATGTTGAATCCCAATTTTTATCAAACCTATGGTGAGAATCTAATTGTAAAACGAATTCTTCATCCGTTAATATTTTTTCATTAATAATTGCCCGGGCATATGGTAAACCTTTTGCTTCGGTATACAACATATTAAATACTTTAATTCTTGGATCATTTTCAAACTCACTAAGGTCATCAAATTTATCCTCTGGATTATATTGTCTACAAATACCAAATACTAATCTTTCCGGATACTCAGCATTTTCCATGGCACTTTTAATGGTTGGTACTAATTCTGGCTCGCGATATGCGGGTAAATGTACTAAAATTCGTTCTTCCCGTCTTTCTTTTTTTACTATTTTCTTTTTTACCATTTAACTAATTGTTTGGTTTAATATTGTTTCAACTCTTTCACACCATCCTTTTGATACGGAGTGTGGCCATACTACCCATTTATCCGGCATCCTACCGGTATATTCTCTCCACAATCTTATCCAACTGTCACTTTTTGAACTGGCAATTAAACGTTTCACTTCTTCAGCGTCAGCATCTTGTCGATACACAACTGTTCCATCCAATTCTTCGAACGATACAACCCAGAAGTCATAATCCGGTTCAATAAAATTAGATGCATATAAATCAATACAATGTTTAAATAAGGAATGGAATGAATTTCTATATTCTTCAGGATCTTTAATCTCCGGGTTCGGGGCTAAATTATTATCACTTGTGTACTTTTGTACACCACGATACTTAAATGAAATTCCGGCGTAACGTTCATAATCATCTAACGTTCTTATCGTTCCAAAACCATATTTACCAAATGTGGTTGCTTGGACTTCACCATCCATACCAAATAGTTGTCTACATTTTTTATGTGATGCCGAATTTCGTGCTACCCATTGTGGATCGTCATCCCATTGTTTGATTTTGTCATTCCGGGTATATTCATGCCATAAGATTACTTTGTGCGGGTGATATAAATCATATCCCCATGTAAATGCTCGGGTAGCAATTGAATTTTCTTCACCATGGAAATAAAATTCTGGATCATGAGGTACTTCTTTCACAAAATCACCGGTTGTGAACGCAAAATGTGCCGAATAAAATCTAGCATGAACTGGTTCTTTTAATTCTTTAAAATTGTCAATTGATGCGGGCATAGTAAATACAAACCCCTCCGGGGTAAAACGGTCGAAGTTCATTTTCCATGGAACATTAACTCTACCTTCCGGATCATTCGTTGGTTCGAATGATGGTGCGTATGCAGTTAATAATGGTTTTTTAACACCTTTTTTCTGTAACCCTTTGTACATTTTAATTAATTCGTTATCCCAATTTGGTAAAAATCTGGTATGTGAATCAATTTGAAGAGTGTATTCTTCCTCATTGTATTTTTGTTGTAGTAAATTTCTTGCCCAACAAGCACCTTTAGCATCTCGATAGTCGATGTCAATAAGTTGAATACGGGAATCTCCTCGGAATTCGTATAAATCATAATCCCATTCGTCATCAATTGAATGTTGCCAAGCAACTGAAAAGACTAAATTATTTGGGTATTTGGACTTTTCAATACAATCTCGGATAGTGTGAGATAATTGAGGGTCACGGTAACTTGCTATTTGTACGAATATTTTTCCCTTTTTCATGGTTTTACATATATTTTAACCAATATACCAAATTAAAACCAATTATTCAAGGCGCATGTTGTTTTTTTCACTATCTTTGTGTATATTTTATAAAAACAATAAAGATGAAAAAAACATATCAACCACTTGTAATCAAAAGAGCTAATGAAACGATTGAGGCATTAAAAGAAATACATTTTTTTGAGGATAAAGAAATATCATCTACCGATTATGCACAGATACGTTTATGTGATATATTAACGGAAAATTTCATCAATGGTGAATTGACCGAGACTGATCCCATTTTTACTGAAGAAGAATTTAATATCTATATTAAAGAGGTTGTCGTTCACAACGTACTTGAGGGATTGGTAAAAAAAGGTATAGTTGGGTCATATGAAGACGACGACGTTGAGGAAGTGTTCTTCATGACCGAAGAGGGTAAACGACATATGATTAAAATTGACGATTATACTAAGAAGAAGGAATAACAACAGCTGACATTGATGATCTTTTATGCTGTCTGACCTTATCCTTAACTTGTAATAATGTATTTTGAGATGCTGAAATATAACTCGAAATCGTTGTGAGTTTTTTATCGGTAATATTTTTTAATCCCCGGGGAACAACACTCTGAAGTTTTCTCAATTCATTTGCAGTTTCCTTCAGGGAATTTTCCAGTTCTTCTATTTTAAATAAAACCCGGCCATATTCCATTCTGGAAACTTTTTCCTCGTTTAATATCTTATCAATAGCAACTTTTACCTGTTCCTCAGTTATAAAATTCTTCTCCATAATGATTATACAGTCTTTTTTGTTTTTTTACTTTCAATTCTAAAGTCAGTATCAGTACCCTTCATTTCAAGATCTTTTACCATACCTTCTTTAATGTATCTTCTGATAAGTCCAGATACCGTAGTGGATTGGTCGTCAGCAACTTCTTCAATTTTTTTATAATAAGCCGGTACAATTCTGAATGATAACATTCGAACTAACTGTTTATATTTCGGCATATCCGACTTTCCGGGATGCGATTCTTTTTCTTGTGATTTTTTAGTTGCCATTTTATATAATTATTTCTTATAAATAGTTGGTTTTCTTCAATATTTTCATTATATTTTAAAAAAAGAAATATTATGTCAGACGAAAAACCAACAAAGTCACCTGCGGTTAAAGAAATCGAGGAAAAGTATCCTGAAATGAGTCGGGAATTTAAAAAAATTTTAGGCGAACAATATGAAATATTTTGCCGAAAACAACTCAACTATGGCCCAAGTAATATCTCGGGTGGCACTCTTTTAGATAATGAAGATGATGTGAGATTTTCATTAACTGGATTATTTTTTAGAATGAATGATAAGATTCAACGTATAAAACAACTAGTCGTTATTGGAAAATCCGATTCAGTTGGTGAATCGGTGGATGATACTTATCAAGATTTAAGCGTTTATGGTATTATTGCTCAAATAGTAAAAAGAGGAAAATGGGCTAAGTAATTTATCATATATTCGTATATTTATAATAAATTGAATGTATGATAATTTACAAAGTCACAAATACCATTAATGGAAAAATTTATGTTGGAAAAACGACAAAATCGTTAGACGAACGTAAGAAATCACATCTAAAATCAATTAGATTAAATGTGAAAACTAAATTTTACAACGCTATACGAAAATATGGTGTTGTATTTTTTATTTGGGAGGAATTAGTTGAATGTTATAACATTGATGAATTAAATAACCTAGAGATATATTATATTGAAAAATTTAACTCATTTAAATGTGGATATAATATGACACATGGTGGTGACACTATTAGTATGAAATCTATTGAAGATAAGAAAAACCAAGGGGCAAAAATTGGTAGTGTTCCATGGAATAAAGGAATTAATATGAAAAAATTAGGATATACGTTTAATAATAGAAAGACACGTCATCCTTTTACTGAAGAAGAGAAAATTGTTCATAAAACTAGAATAAAAGAATCAAAAAAATATCAAGAAGGGTTAAAACATAGAACACATGGAATGAGTAGAAAAGTTATTCGAGTAGAGGATAATATAACATGGAATACAATAAAAGAATGTTCAGAAGAAATCGGCGTTAATAAATCAACAGTATGTAGATATATCCATCAATCAAAGCCAATTAATGATAAATTATATAAATTCTTAGAACAATAAGTAAATTGTTCTCTTTTTTTATTATCTTTGTTGTGCGAACATTGAATAACTACTATTTATAATATAAACGAACGAGGCGTATGAAAATTAATATTAATCATCCAACATTTATTTCATTTCTTGAAAAAATTTCGAATAACATTATTACATCAGTTAATGTAACCGATTATTTTACGCTACCAAGTGATCAAAAATTGACTATATCTTATACAGTATTCTCGCTGATAAGAAACGTAGCAAAACTTAAAACAAATTTAAATGAGTCTGAACTAAAGGCGTTCATTACTATTCTTTGGAAAAAGAATGAAGAAAATGAAAATTATGAATTAGCTGAAGTATTAAATGATGTTATAAGTAACTTCGATAAAATAAACGAAGTATCTTCTAAAACGATCAAAAAACCACCGGTCAAACGAACTAAAAAACCTGATATCGAAAATGACGGTACTATTTAGATCCCGGGGGTGATATCACATCCGGAGTTTTTATTGGAATAATATCCTCAACAATTATCGCGTCCGATATTTCCCGTAAAAAATAATAATAGTCATCCTCTTGATTTTTACGTTTAAGTACTATATCACAGAACCAAAGATCTTTTATCTTTGATACGTAACTTTCTTTTATGCGTTTTTGTCTAACTTTCCGATACACAACATATAAGTTATTGTTGTGGTTAATAATTTCTTCCATAATTTCTAAAAATTCTAATATCTCAACAAATATAAAGAAATTTTAATTAATATCAAAATATTTATTTTTTAAAGTCGTGTAATTGAAATCTTGTTCAAAAAACAACTTTATTTATATTTTAAATATTTATTAAGAGATATGGACGCAAATTCAATATACACAATAATTATTACCGCAATAACGGTACTCGGTTCAGCAAGTGCATGGAGATTCTATGACAAAAGAGCGTTAACCAGAGAAAAGGCAGAAAATTTTATGAAGGACGATTGCAGAGACAGAATACTAAAATTGGAGGCTTTACTTGAAAACAGTTCAAAGGAAAAAGATACCATGCGTGAACAAATTTTAAAATTGACCGGATTGGTAGCTGAACTGTCAGTAAAAGTTAGTTTCTTGGAAAAGGAAAACAACGAACTTTTAAAGGAAAGTAGATTGAAAAGAAAAGGATAAGAAGTTGTAATCAACATAACCGTCAAATTAAAAAAACACAATGGCAAAGAAAAACAAACAAGTAAAGAAAGACGAAATAGGTAAACCTCAGCCTAAACAAGCTGACAAAAAAAATTCTCCAAAAAAGAAAAAGTAATTAACCCTTACTACTGATTTGGTCAAATGTCTTTATGATGTAATCTAAATTGATGTAATCATAACATTCTGAATATCCTGAAAAACTTTCTAAAAGAGGTCTGTATTTCGCAGTCCTTTTTTTATTTAATGTATCTTTAATCTCCGATTCTAACTTCTCAGCGTTGGGACTATCAATTCTTCTTAATATCGTCTCAAGAACATACCCCTCATATCCATAATCCTTACTGAATCTCCTCATTATAAATCGTTTGGATGTAATTCCAACTTTAACAAATGTCTTCCCGGACGCAGTCTCTTTCATCAAAATCAAATATAAGGATTTTGGTAACTTGGCAAGAACCTTTTCTTTTTTCTTTAAACTAGTTTTAATTTTCTTTTTTGCATATAATTTAGCGTCTTCAACCTTCTTGAATTTTTTTATGTCCCGGTATGGATTTAAAATTATCTTGTTAAATCGTTTAATATATAACGTCTTTCCACTATCTGCCACGAACATAACCCCCAAGGGGGTTTTTTCTTCATATATTTCATAATAACCTATTTTAAATAATATTTTCTCTGACATCTTTTTCTTGTGGTATATTTTATATATATTTAGAAAACAGAATAAAACAAGATATTGACCGGTAATTTTTTTACGGTTAGCCAATATTTATTATATATTTATATAATATGAAATTCGAAGATATTTTACAACGATTACTGCAAGAACAAGCCAACATGAACGGTGATGAAGAAGACGATGACATGTTAAATCATGATGAAGCTCCAGAAGATCTCGATCACGCCAATAATGGCGAACCACTTCAAGGTATACCACCTGAACCTGAAGTTCCGGAAAATCCTGAACGTGAAGAGGAAGATATTATTGATCCCGAAACACAACATCCGGAAGCAAATCAAGGTCAACCAACCCAACAATCCAGAGTAAAACCTCTTTCACCTATCGCTTTACTTAAACGTAAATGGAAAGAGGAAAATCCGGCATTAACCGAAGAGAACATGGATGATGTTATCATTACATTTAATCGTAGAAAAAACGGATTTAGAACATACGTGGATCCAAATGTTGACCCTCATTATATAAACCAACCAGAATTCGTTGCATTACATGAAGCATTTCCTGAATTTAATGTTTCAGACATAAGTACCATCAAAGATATTACAAAATATCCGTGGGGGGTTATGGAATTTTTTATGGATAGAGTTAATCACGCACAAGTTATTGGGGATTTAGATTATGACATTGGAAATCCGGACACAACAACAATTGAAGAAAGATTTAGAAACGCTTATTCAAAATGGAATAGATCGTATAACAGACTCATAAATGAAAACGGATTTACTGTTTTCAGAATTGAGGGTAAAGACGAATCAATCGCATTAGGTAGATTACAACATCTATTGGTTGCAAAATATAATAACGTTCAATATGGTAATCCATGGTGTATAACAGTACCCCCGGGGGGTGGAACAAACCTATTCGAATCATATCGTGATAGAAGGTCATTTTTTTTCGTTTTAGACCGTAATAGACCTGAAGATGACAACTACTATGTCTCAGTTATATCGGTCGTTGATTTAACAAAAAATAGATATGAAGGCCCATTTGTGATTACTCCAAGAAGAAATGGTGATCAACAACAACAAACATGGGAAAACCTATTACAAATATATCCACAACTACAAGGAAAAGAAACACTATTTAGAATTATCCCTAAAACCCGTAAAGAACAAGAAGAAGTTCGTCTTGACCAAATTGTTTTTAGAGAAGGTGATCCACATGATTTTGCAATTCAAAATTTATTAATACAACGAAGATATATTGAAAGTGGTAGATTAATTAATTCTCCCCGGGCATTTAGAGTATTACCATATACTGAAGAAGACAATTTAAGAAAAAGTTATATTGCCAGAACAACTCTTGATGATTATAAAACTAGATTTAAATGTACCATTGCTGCGAAACCATTCGGAATGATTGATCTCATAAAAAATGAAAATCCCGGATTATATGGTTTCTTAGATAATTCAATTTTAAAAACTCAATTAGGAATAAAGAATGGCGTATTAGATCTTAAAAAGGCTATCCTTGGTGTATCATATGCTGAAGTTTACACTGACCCAGCAAGTAAAAATGTTATGTATAGCGATAAACAATCTCAACGTATGGGTATCATGAATATCGATACTATTGATTGGATTAAACCTATCGATTATATGAAATCAACATCTATGTTAGTTATTACATCAGATAGAAAAACGTTGGTGTTAAATAGATACGTGTCGTCATTTCAAAATGGAGGTGATTATTTTTATTGGTTATTACCAATGACCGCATTTAATCCAAAATCAACAAATAAACTTGAGGGAACTTTTTTATCAAAAGAAAAAGGGGACGAAGCTTTAATATCCGGATCATTAAAAAGATTAAGATAAAAAAAAGGGAGATTAATTCTCCCCTTTTTTTATGATAACAACTTGTAAAATTTATTAAATAACAATATTCTTTCGGCCAGTCCATTAATACCACCATTTATTCTTTTGGTAATTTTTGTTACAACGTCATCGGTAGCACCAATATCCGCAATTTTTTGTAACCCATTTGTATGGAAAAACCAACCGGCAGATAATAATGGATAATCGGTTGATACCAAATCGGGATTACCTATAATATCAATACTACTATCAAGAGTATCACCAAAGGATTGATAATTATCTTTTCCTGTCAATTGAATATATCCTCTTCCATGATAACTCCACCCATCACCAGAATCTTCATCACCATTGCCCATTCTATTTGCATAGACACGATTAGCAATTTTTTCTGGTTGTCTAGCATAATCGTCAGCAAGATCATCAGGGAAATACTTACCAAATACTCTTTTAAGAGCATCTGATGAATAATTTAGATTTTCTTGTGTTACTTTAAACCCCATAGATTCATGACTACATTGTCCTAAAAAATGTGCGAGTCTCAACGGTGTGTTTAATTCAAAATCAACAACGGCATCCATAATTTGTGGATACACATTATCGGGGATATGTCCCTTTAAATTTTCTATATTTATACTCATACATATAAATATTTCAATTTGAAGTATTATCTGATTTATAATTGACTTGTTTTAATAGAAATGAGATATTTATGTAATATGAAAATTAAATTACGAGAAGATCAAATAAATAAATTGTTTAACAAATTGAATGAAGATGGGAGCTATGCAAAAGTTAGTCCCGAATTCGAAAAGTTTGCAAAATATTTTGAGGAATCGTCAGATGATGGTTTTATACTGAAACAACCAAATCAACCGGGTGGGCCTAATGATACCCAACCTAAAGATGAGGAAGAAATTGAATGGTTACATCCATTAGGAAAAGAAGCAAAAATATTAACAGATTTTGGCCCAATAAAAGGCAAAAACACAAATCATAATGGTATTGATTTTGCGGCTCCTTCGGGGTCTCACGTATTCGCTCCGGCTGAGGGTACTGTACTCGACGCTAGAGACACATCGCCAAATAGTTGTGGCGGATATGTTTTAATCGATCACGAAACATTACATACAAAATATTGTCACTTGAAAAATTGGGTGGTAAGAAAAGGAGATAAAGTTAAACAGGGTCAGTTAATTGGTTATACCGGTGGAGGACAAAACGACCCACACAGAGGAACTTCAAATGTTCCACATTTACATTACGAAACATTAACTCCCTCCGGGATATCAATAAGACCTGATCATATATCTTAATTATGGGATTTTTAGACAAAGATAAAAAAGAAAAATTATACAACTTCGCTAAATTCGTTAGAGAAGAACTGGAAATTAAAAACCCACCTCAGATCGATATTCAAAATGGTAAGGGTAATTTAAGAACTACAGCCAATTATGATTATGATGCTGATGAAAAAGTTATTCATGTTAATGGAAAAAATCGTTTCTTAGTTGATATAATGAGATCAATAGCACATGAACTTACTCATCATAAACAATATGAACAAGGTAGATTAAAAGTAAAACCGCCAGATATCGGGGGAGAAATTGAAGACGAAGCAAACGCTAAAGCCGGACAATTTATAAAACTTTATGCTAAGAAGGATTCAACAATTTATGATGAATAAATTTTAACGTATATTTAAAAAAATGAAAGTACAAATTACAGAAAGACAATTATCAAACATACTAAAATCCCATGGAGTAAAAAAAGAAATCGATGAGGTTGAAACTACGACCCCGGAAGTTGCATCTGAACCATCAATATCAACTGCGGGTGAATCTACATTAACAACATCATCGTCTAAAACTGCCCCGGAGGGTTATCCTGAAGTTGGTCATTGGGAATCTGGATTAACCAGAGGCCCGGCAAATCAATTAGACGTAACCAAATGGTCTGATACTGTTGGATCTAAATTAACCAGAGGTCACGCAAATCAATTGAAATAATTACATATTTATATAAAAACAAAATAATGAGAAAATTGGAAAGAACACCGGAAGAAATTATATCTGAAATTAAATTAAGAATGATCTACGACCCGTCAAAAACGTTAGTTCAAAATAAAACAATTCTTAACGAACAAGGTAATGATTTTCCTACTGGAATGGTAGCCGGAGCAGGGGCTAAGCCAGCATTTAATGGATTAAAAAAAGGTTATGACTATATAAAAAATAGTAGAGCCGCAAATGCCGCATCAAAATTAGGAAACGCAGGTAAGGTAGCGAATACCGCAGGTGAAGTTGCGAACGTGGGAAATACCTCATCATTATACGGATCACCATGGGTATCGACAACAACCGGATCGGCCGCCGCTGAAGGTGGTGCCCTAGCCGGAGGTGAAGCAACCGCTCTCGCCACCGCTGAAGGTGGTGCCCTAGCCGGAGGTGAAGCAACCGCTCTCGCCACCGCTGAAGGGGCAACCGCAGTTGCCGCAGTTGAAGCCGGAGCGTCTACTGCCGCAGTAGGTGCCGGATTTCTTGGACTTGGAATTTCTGGATTAGCCGCAACTGGAATTGGTGTTGGTGTTATTGCTGTTGGAGCATTAGTATATTGGCTAGCTACAAGTGGAGATTCAAACGATAAAGTTAAAAAATTATTTGATTATTGTACAACAAATCGTGAAAAAATATCTAAACTTCCTAGAGGATTAAGCGATGGTGAAATAGTTGCGTTATCTGATAGAGTTTATGATGACATATACGGTATTGGTACAAATGATAAAGATCTTGCAAGTGTTTTTCAATCACTTAAAACTGTACCCGATTTTCTTGCATTAATAGATACATTCGAAAAACAAAGAGGTAATTTATATAAATGGATTTCTGGCGATATGGACTCACAAAGTGATTGGGAATACATATACCGTCCACTTCGAGACCTTGTTAATAATACATTAACCACGGTAAAAGATACTGTAAATCCTGATGATAAAAAACCTGTACCCGGAGGTACAACACCTGCTCCAACGGTACAAATTCCCCCAGAACTTAAAGATACTACCGGAGTTCAAAATTTCCAAAATTGGTTAGATAAAAATCACCCGGGATGGCATAATAAGTACGGTACATTACAAGGAAATGTTCAACATGGTTTTGGCACATACGGCCCGAGAACAACTAATATGTGGAATACATATAAAAACGAATATTTAGGATCATCAACAAACGGTGAACCATCTATGTCACCCATAACACCAAATCATGAACAAGGGGCAAATAACCCACAAATTAATAATAGACCTGCACAGGTAAATACCGGACAATTTACGTCACCAAAACAAGGATTACAACCGATGACTAATCCGACACTTAATCCCGCACAACAAAGGGTAAATCAAAGAACTCAAAATATGACAAATTCAAATAAAGTAAATAGAATTACCAATAGAAATACTTAATAAATAATTTTTCGTGATATTTATAAGAAGAATCTTAGGTTTGGTCACCGAAAGATGATAACTTATTCTTAACGAAAAGGAGGTTGTTCCAATAAATCTCGGCAAGGAGTTCCAAAAGAACTCTTTGTTCGTTATATTTATATTATATGAAAATATTAATCACCGAATCTCAATTAAAAGATTTATCTGAACTAAGTGGTCAGTTTAAAGAAGAAACTGAAATTATATATCGGGATAATAATATCATTTGTCTTATTCCTAAATCCCAAATGTCTGCTAAAATGTATGGTAAAGGAACCCATTGGTGTTCTACCGGTAAATGTGGATTTGATACGTGGTCATCACAAGGATTATTAGTAAGATTTATATTCCGAGGAGGGAAAAAAATTAGATTTACATATTTGTTTAAAACAAACTATGAAGGCGATTTTAATTGGGCAAATGAAAATGGATACCACACATTAAAGGGAATTGGAAATCCATTTGATGTACAACCAACCGGCAGTAAATATGAAAATGAATTGGATGTGTATAACCACATTAAATTAATTCCAGATGAATGTAAAAAACGTGTTTTAGAATTTATCGAAAAAAATAGAAGAGAATACAATTATATATATAAAAAGGAACAATTTGAGTTTGAAAGAATAAAAAAGAATAACAAACTATATAGCGACTTCTATAAAAATTATTCAGATTCATTATATCATGTAGGAATATATTTTTATTATGACAGAGATTTAAATAGATTTGAAATTAATTCAACTGGCGAAGAATCGGAATATTTTAAAAATTTTGAGTCTTTTATAAAAAGAATAACTAAAATATATAAAGAAAGAAAAAACGAACCTATTAGTAATAATTATTCAATTGATGATGAGGAATAAATAAACCCCCGGAGGGGTTTAATACGGCTCCACAGTCTTTTTCTCACTTCCACACTATTTATTGTTATGAGAAATTATAATAGAATACTAGGAACGTGTGTTTGTAAAAATTGTGGTAAAGAATATGAAAAGCCATTATCTGAAATCAACAGAAATAAAAAATTAAATCGATCAAATTTTTGTACACGAAGCTGTGTTGGTAAATTCCACATTTCAAATTTTGGAGATAAAAATTGGAATTTAAAAGATAATCATAGAGACGAATATACTATGTTTAAATATTATATGAAATCTATAAATGATCGGCGTGGATCTAAAGGTTTAGATGTTAATATCACTCTTGAGGATTTAAAAACCCAATGGGAGTTACAAAACGGTTTATGCAAATTTTCTGGGGTTGAACTGATATTATCCACCCATAGTAAAATAATTAAAGATCCAATTCATTCTGCATCTGTTGATCGTATTGATTCCAAAAAGGGTTACATTAAAGGTAATATTGTGTGGGTTTCAAGATCAATAAATTACATGAAAAACGAAATGAGTGATGATTCGGTTTGGGAATTATGTAATTTAATCTGTGATAATATTAATAAAAAAAGAGAATCACAAACGTAATTCTCTCATTTTAAGATGTTTAAGTGGAGGTGAGCGGGCTCGAACCGCTGTGTT